GAAGAAAGTCAACGTGGCAGTGCCGTAATTGGCAAAATGTTTCTATTTAAGTATGATCCTAAGCATAAAGACAAACTGCCTGTATATGACGTATATCCTCTCGTTTTCCCTATTGAGAGATATTCAGATGGCTTTCTAGGTCTTAATATTCACTATCTTTCACAAATCGAACGTGCAGTATTTCTTGGGAAATTAGAGCGTTATGCCACAGCTACAAATCTAACAGAGAAATCACGGTTACGTTTGTCGTATGATTTGATTTCTTCTACCAAATATATATCTTCTGAATCGCGACCTTTAATCAAGCGATACCTATTTTCCCATATCCGCAGTCGATTTATCGAAATACCTGCTACAGAATGGGATCGTGCAGCAGCACTACCAATCGAATTATTCGTCACAAAGAAGTAAGAGTAAATGTCCAACATACCAAAAAACAATATTACAAATCCACCACGACAGCTTACTATGACAGACTTTTATGGTATTGTCTCAGCACAGGGTGGGCCAATTAAATCATGTCGATTTGTGGTCAAGATTGTCCCTCAAGGTCAATATCTAATTGATAAAGCAGCAAACATGAGAACAATTGGACAATTTCGCGATTTGTCCTATTTGTGTGAAGCCGCTGAAATGCCTGGTAGAGGCTTCGTTAATCTAGACGGACGCTATTATGGCCCTAATTTCAAGATACCATTCCAGTCACAGTATGAAGATACCTCTATGACATTTATTTGTCGTACGGAATCCAAAGAACGTCAATTCTTTGATGATTGGATGGAATTAATTAATCCTACACATTTGTGGAATTTCAATTATCGTGACACGTATACCGCACAGATTCATATTTACCAGATGGCAGACGCACCTGTTGCTAATTCTCCAGATCTTGTACCTAAAGCCACATATCAATGGACGCTTCAGGATGCTTATCCTATCGTCGTGAACCCTCAGCAAGTAACATGGGCTGATGATAATTTTCAACGTATTACGGTATCATTTACATATACTAAATGGACACGACCAAAGCTAGATAAACAAGCTACAGGTCTTAAGAGTCAAAAAGACTTCATTGAAGGAGCAGATGTCGTTACAGGACTACCGTCTAAAATCATATTTTAAAGGAGTGAATTTATTATGGCATTACCAAAGATAGATGTGCCAATCTATGTATTGACTATACCATCTACAGGCAAGAAAGTGAAAGTTAGACCATTTGTTGTGAAAGAAGAGAAGCTATTACTTATGGCATTAGCCTCTGAAGAAGATCAACAGATAATCGACACGACAAAGCAGATCATAAACAACTGTATATTAGATAAGACGAACATTAACAAACTGTCATTTTTTGATATAGACTACCTGTTTATTGCACTGCGAGCTAAGTCTGTAGGTGAGACAATTGAGGTTAATTTCATTTGCAATACGATACAGGAAGACAAAACAAAGTGTGGATTTGTTTTCCCAGTAAAGATCGATATTGCTAAGGTTGAAGTCAAGAATCTCAAAGATAATATGGATGTTCAGTTGACCAGTAAAATGACGGTCAAAATGAAATACCCGTCATATGATATTATGAAGATGTTGGCAACAAAAGAGGATAATCTGAGTAAGAAAATCAAGATTATCTGTGCCTGCATCGAGAGACTTTTTGACGGTGAACAGATGTATACGCCGAAAGACTACAGTAAAGAAGAGTTTGAGGCATTTATTGAGGATATGACAGAAGAACAATTCAAGAAATTGGATGCATTTATTAATACATTACCCTCATTCGTTGTGGTTGCAGATCATGAATGTCCTAAATGTGGCACGAAACACCATATCGAATATAAAGACTTTACAAGTTTTTTTCGCTAATGCTTGGTTACAATAATCTTGGTAATTTTTACAAGACGAATTTCGCGTTAATGCAACACCACAAATACTCGCTACAAGACTTAGAGAGTATGATACCTTGGGAAAGATATTTGTATATCGATATGCTTAAGGAACACATTAAAGAGCAAAACGAGAAATCCCGTGATCAAGCCGCAGCAGCAACCGCTAGAAGAAGATCGAATAGATGAACAATAAATTTCAAAACCTAACTGTGGACTTTTCACAGCTCCGTTCTATTCCAATCCAAGAGAGAGTTACACTAGCTGGCTCTCCTCTTGGAAATAGCATATTTGGTAATATGTCACCTACTGAAATTGCGCGATTATTTCCAAAGTATTATCAGGAAACAGTACCAACAATTGCAGGTATGTCGAGTGCTGTATCTGGTGGCACTAATATGGGTGGTGGATCAGGTGGTAGTGGTAAACGAAACAATGTAGCACCAGCTGAGCCTGTACCATTAACACTTGCTCAACGTATTGCTCAAGCTGCTAATGTAAAGCGTAATCCTATGGTGCCTGGTTCATTCTCGACCCAAGCTCCAGGTATCATGCGTCGATTAATGTCTGATTTTGGAGTAACACGCGAACAGGCAGCAGGTATTGTTGGAAATTTAGGACATGAGTCTGCTGGTCTTCAAGCAGGCATTCAAGAACTTAAACCTCGTGCAGGTCGCGGTGGTTTAGGATGGGCACAATGGACTGGTGTTCGTCGCGTTGCATTTGAAAAGTATCTCGTAGATAATGGTTTAGAAGCAACTGATCCAGAAGCTAATTATGGCTTTCTGAAGCAAGAATTACTTACCACACATAAAAGCGCGTTAGAAGCTGTCAGAAACACTACCGATACAGAGCAGGCAACTAAAGTGTTTGAGCAAACGTTTGAAAAAGCCGCAGATGATGCAAAACACTATGATGCGCGAAATAGATATGCACAGCAGGCTCTAGAAGCATATGACACTGCTGATCCTACAGAAAACACTCACATTCAAGATGGGACAGATGCAGCACCCACTGATCTTATTACAGACGGCACTACAACAGGACCTGAACCTACAGCACGTATTACACCAGAAACAATTGGATCAGTAGAAGGTCTAGATCCAAAAGTTGCTGAATATGCTGCAACACTTTCAGGAGCTGATGCAACTCAGTTCTATGAAAACTTAAACACTGTAGGCAATATTGATGAAATCAATAGAATGTCTAAAGAAACACCTGCTGCTGTCGGTGAGACTGCATCACAGCAACCTGTATCATCCACAAATATCATTCCTGAAAACTCACTGACTGAACGTTATAACAATCTTCGTCAGAACTATTCCGAAGATGTGGGCAGAGATAGTCCTATCTGGAATGAAATTGACCCTGTGTTTGGTCAGAATCTGGATCATGATCGTAACAATCGTACCATGTCTACTGGCATTCTTGATTGGGACACAGATAAGGTCAGTCGTGAAACTCTTATTGCTGCTGATGCTGCCGCAAAGGTATTACGTAAGTACGGTTATGCTCCACGTATCGCTAATGGCGGAGGTGGTAACGATCACTCAGCAAATCACGGTAGTGGTCGTGATAAGAACTACGCTATCGATATGGCAGCGTTTGATCAAGAAGGTAGAGCAATTACACTGGCTCAGTTACCTAAAGACATTAAGCAGGAAATGTATCAAGCTGCAAGACTGACGGCAGCTAACGATACAGGTATGGCATTAGGGTATACAATGAATAATACATCTGCACACTTACAGGCAGGTGATGATACCAGAGAAATGTCTTTCTGGGGATATTCGAATGGACCAGGAAATTCATCTTCAGCGTCATTACAAAATACGCAAGAGGGTCAAGAGTTCTTGAATCAAATGCAACAAATTTCTCAGATGACTCCTGAACAAAGAGCAGATCATTTAGATAAGCTTACAAACACACAGAGATATGATCAGGTTAATCCTACACCTAATGAGCATATTCAGACAAACGATGCTGGCGCAGTGGAAACTGATGCAGCACCTGTTCCTCTTGCAACCGACACAGAGACTACAACAGAACCAGAACAACCAACTGCTGTTCCTGAACAAGCTGCGGAAGTGCCAGCTCAACAAATGGCACAAGGTGGTTACATCGACCAGAAAGACAATCTACAAGTGGTCGACAAGAATAGTGGAGATGTGAAAGCTGAGATTAATAATGGTGAATTGCAAGATGGTATAGATGCAAAAGGCGGTGGACTTCAAGTCAAGTCTAATGTCACACGCAAAGCTGATGATCTAATTCAGAAGTATGACGAGCAGACAAATATTGATTCACCTACTGATCCTGCTGCAAAGAAAGCAAGACCTGAAGAGCGTGATCCAATTCAGGGTGGTATGTCATCACCAATTCAAAATTCACAAGCTGCTGGTAACATCGGCAATATACCTGGCACTAATGCGTTTAATGAGATCCATGCATCACTTCACAGGGCATATGGACTATCGCGAGATCGAATGAACTACGGCAACGTTAGCTAAAGAAAAAGGGAGCAAAACTGCTCCCTTTCCTATCATGTTAGACTGCTGAATTATTACTCGTCAGCAAGACCCTTGAAGTACTTCATGTCTTCATCTTCCTCAGTATCAAAAGGTACTGAATCAGCAACAGACGCGCGAGGCTTTGCAGGTTCGAACGAAGGCTTCTGTGTCAGTCCAGAAATACTAGCAGGCTCGCGCGCCTGATAAGCATTGCCTTCAAGTCCCAAGACCATGTTTAGCTTGGTCTTGAGTTCGTCGTAGCTCTTGAAGTTCTTCGGATCAGTAAACTCCTTCAGAGAGTATTCACCTTTCCAAATCTTCTCAAGTTTGGCATCATCGTCAGAGAGTGCCGCAGGATTGTCGAATGCAGAGAGGTCGTAGTTACGATAACCCTCAACCTGACGAATCTTGATCTTGAAGTTGGCACCGTTCCACAGATCGAACGGGTTCATTGGCTTCTCGTCTTCATACTGCGGATTCATAGCAAGAGTGATCTTATCGAAAATCTTCTTACCGAACTTGTACAGTCTGACCTGACCCTCGTTCTCAGGGTTCTTAGGGTCAGTAATGACCATGATGTTGGCAATGTAAGTCAAACGTCGCTTTTGTTCGCGCACCTGCTTACGTGCGGGCGACATATCGTCAGTGGTAGAATTCCAAAGCTGAGTGTTATACTCAGACACAGGATCCTTCTGTGCAATAGTCGTGAGTGAGTTTTCAATGTACCACTTACCAGTAGGACCCTTGAAACCATGATTGAAAATGCGAACCCAAGGAAGTGCGTCATCACCGTCGATGGCAGGCGAAGGCAAGAACCTGATAACAGCGTAGCCGTTGCCAGCCTTATCTACTTCAGGCGTCCAGAACCGAGTATCATTGCTACCGCCTTCAGCGGGTGCATTGATCTTTTCGATTTCCTTAGTGAGACGGCTGAGATCAGTGGAAGACTTCTTGAGGGATGCAAAGTTTGACATTGTATGTTCTCCATGTATGCGATGTATCGCGTTGTATAAGATGTATATAATAACAGGATTTTCTTTCCCTGTCAAGTATATATATGTGCCGTAAGGCGTCTTTTTAATATGTCCTTGAACTTTTTTTGATCAAGGTCTTGAAACAAGAAGGGCTTATACTTCTTGGCTTTGAAGCTAATCTTAGACCAGATATAATCATCTGGCATCTTAGCATCAAATTTGGTAGAGAACTGGATAAAATGGTCGAGTATCACGAATGATTGAATCGTCATTTGACCATTCATAAGCAGTGTGACTATCAATGGATATTCGTTGTCCTTCATCTTGAAGTAATCACGAATATCTTCCATTTTATCCAGATCGTTTGCGAACGTGTAGGACATGGACTGGATTGTCCTCACATACTGCATGAACGTGTCCGCAGCTTCATCATCTAGGAACTCACCAATCCATGTCCTATCTTGTAGGAAGTTTGCAAGCATGAATGTTTTTGGATCTTCATGTCTTCTTGCAAACTTCTCAAATTGAAATCTATCTCTTCTAGCGAGAAATGATTCCTTACTCACATGCACCTTGCCATTATACTTAAAGAAGTCATAAGAAGGCTTCGTGAAGTGGTTCTTAAGGGCAAGGTACGTGCAGTATGTTTCGTACCCTGTTAACTTCAAAACGGACTCACATCATCCAGATCGTCATGCAATGGTGCAGACCGCATAGGGTTGACACGTGCCATACCATTCTTGTACGGGTTTAAACTGTTTAGATACGTAGGATATATCCGCTGCTGGTTATAATGAGGAGTTGAAATAGTTTCTGGAAAAGTAAAACCACGAGACTTAAACTTCTCTACACGCCACTCAGCAATACGGCTCTTCTGATTAGGAATAAGATGCTTCTTCACAATAGCATCGAAGGTCTTGCGCGTGAGATGAATCTTGTCCGCATAGTAGGATACCATGCAGTGAGTAAAATCAAAATGCTGAATCAACTCTTCGCGAGTCTTATAATTTGTGTATATGACTTGATTCTGATTCTTGTCTTGCCACACACCGATAATCTTGTCGTTGTCGCGCTTGTAGTCTTCCGTAACGTCAATAAGTCCAACCAACATATACTCAAGAACATTCTTCACTTTAACCTGTTCTTGAGTATCACCGATCACAAAGATATCATAGTCTTTCGGATGCTCACCATGATACCATGAAGTGAAGCAGCCGCCGGCAATTACAACATTGTTCTTGAAGATATCGTTTAGACGAAGACTCTCGAAATGAATTCGAGCCTTATTCTTCATATCAAGAATCTTCTGTGTTTCGTAGTGATCAAATGTATTTGTCTGTGTGTCTGTCATATCTCTCTCATAATAACGAAGTGCATCAATCGTTTTCCACCATTCAGGTGGGCCTTTAAGTCCAATCATATAGGAAGTTTGGCTGTATTTGATTTAGGTAAGAAGTGTAGTTCTTCCGCTTCAACTTGAATCTTTGCCTTCAATGCTCCTGAAATAAGCTTTGCAGATAGTTCCACTTCTAGTCCAATTTGACTACAATGTTCAATTACTGCATCCATGTAAGTCATATTCTTTTTCTTTGCAAGTTTCTCAACACCGAGAGAAAACGTAAGAACTTCATCTTTTGATGGTGGCATTTACTTGCTCTTGTCCGGTTCATATTCTTTTGATAGTTTGTAGTTTGTAATCACATCAATCATTTGCTTTTCACCATTTCTTTCAATTAGAACTTTGATCTTTTCGTCAGCACCACTTATTGTGGCCATTTCGGAAACCAAACTATTAACATCGGTAATTTTCAAACCAGTTGGATGATTGTTTGGTGTATAAATTTCCAGTATCTTATCACCAACTTTGATTCCTGCCTTATCAGCAGCACCATTCTCATCAATTGAATTTACTATAGCATAGTTCCCATCATCTGTCAACCCAATACTTACATTCATTGCTCTCCATCTAACTTCACCGAATAATTGGAAATCACCAAGGACTTTCTTGAGCAGAACAGAAGGAATACAGAAACCATATGATCCACCTTTTCCTTCAAACATCAATTCGCTAACACAGATAACTTCCCCTTGTTCATTGAAGACAGGACCTCCTGAGTTGCCTTGAAAAATTTTAGCATCAACTTGATCTACATACTTTGGATTTGATCCTACGCGACGATTTTTGGAAGACATAATACCTTCGGAAACTGTCCATGTGAGTCCCCACGGATGACCAATAATAACTACCTTGCTGCCTTCTTCCATCTCACGACTATCACCAATCGGAAGAATAACTGCTCCCTCATGTTTCTTAAACTCATCCCACTTCTTTAACTTAAGAATTGCTATATCAACAATAGCATCGGTACTAATAACCTCAGCCTCATAACGAGTTTGGTCATTGGCTGACACAACAGTTAGTTTGCCATTGCCTTCAATAACATGATCATTCGTAACGATTAAGTTCTCGCCTATAATGAATCCAGTACCGATGCCCCCGTTTGTGGTATCAAGCTTATTTTCTATGAGTACTGTGCCTTTTTTAACTGTACGGACTACTTGTTCAGTGCTTTTTATAGAACCAAATGCCCCTGTATATAAGACAACAGTTGCAGTGAGGAAAGATATTATAATAATATACAGTATTATACATATATGATGTCTTATGGGAAAATCTTCTGTCTTCATGGCTGTTTTCCTTTCGGAGGTGGTGCCCCCTGTTCTACAATTTCCAGATCACCAGGTGTCTTTGGTTTGTAGGTGTCTTTTTGATTAGATAATAGTTTATTCATTATGTTATTCATGAGAACACCAATCTCACTCAAATCATCCATGCCTTGTTGACCTTCACCGCTGCCTTCTTTAGGCGGTATACCATTTATACGTACTTCTTTACCTTCAGCCATAGCCTGTTTTGCTTTTTCAAACTGGGCGGCACGGTTGTTCGAATACTCCACATAGAATGTCTTTGGTGCTATACGTGGATATAAGTATTTATACGATTCAGGTTTTTCAGTCAAAAATATTGATATGTAAATGCCACCTTTGTCTGTAGATGAAGGATTAACAATCACAATTGAAGCAAGAGTGCCTTTGACTTCATTTGGCTCTTCTGCGGGCCATCCTTTTACACCATCAAGTGCGAAATATACACAATTAGCAAGAACGACAAACAACGCAATAGAAGCAAACTTCACAAGAGAGTTATTCCAATACAAGGATATTGCCATCACAGCAACAGCAAATAGCGCGAATACTAATAGAAATGTCTGTGTCATTGTAATCCTCTCTCGCCTCTAACAGAAACGAAATCGCTCATAGTGCGAATGATATTCTTTTGATCATCCATAACGAAGCGTATCGCAGTCTTTTCCTGCCACACAAAATTCATCTTCATGTGAATTGTCTTCTCGACCACAAGATTTGGATTGATCCTGATCACTTCAACAACTAAAGGAACTTCAATTGGTTCATCAACAGGTAGCCCCAAGTTGCTTTGAGAATTCAAGCATGAGTATAGATGTAAGTTCACAACATATTCACCAGGGAATGTACCGCGCAGTGTTATGTACTCTTTGTTATCTGGATCAATAACAACTTCTTCTCCATTGATATCGTATACGCTTCTACGCTTACCCATATCATCACGCTCGAAATACATTAGACCAGATTCTGGTATTTTGTACGATACGATATTGTTTAGTGGATCACGCACCCACAGATCAACGTCACAGTCAACAGCCTCAGGCCATTCCAATGTGATTATGTAGTCGGCATTTTTCTTAATGCCTTCGTTGTTCTTTGTGATTGGTGCTATGAGAAGAGTTGTGAGTATGAACAGGACAACTGTGCCTGTCAATAAATTGATCAGTAGGTCAATATATGCGGTACGAAAGTCAAACTTCTTATGGTTTGTCATCGTAGATCACCACATACAATAATGTCTTGGTGATCAGGCTTGATAGAATACCGACAGCATTAGTATATAACGCGATTCCCAATCCAACAGACATGTTAGCAAGCAATTTGGCCAGACTTGTCGCGTCGGTAACTGACGCCGATGTGATGCCTGACGATAAGAGGTAAATGAAGCCAATAACGGTACCTAACATACCGAGCGCCAACATCTGTTCGGAACCAAACCAAACAGCATCGATCAACTTTTTATTATCTCTTGTCTTGTTTGTGTATGCGATAAATCCAATCGCAGCAAGGGCTGTAATATACAACACCCCAAGCAAAGATGTGATCAGTGTCACATCGTCGTGCCAAATCTTTTCGGTGATGCCAGCATATGTTGCCCAGTAAAAGGCAGTGGCGGAAGCAAGGACAGATACCCACCAAATGTATAAGGGTCTAACTAATTTCATACGAATATCCTTCTAATGATTTAATATTTAGACATTTGGTGGGCGTTAGGGTTAATCGCTCTTTGAAACGAACTCGTTTAGCTTCTTTGCTAATTCAATTACCTGACTTTCATCGAAGACTGGCACAGAGGGGAATAGAGGAAATTCCGCATCCCTGCCCTTGTCACGTAACATGCGAGCCTTTTCGCACTGTATTTGCCAGTCATTC